GACCCCGCTTTCACCAACGGAGGCGACCGCACGATTCTCTTTACGGGCCTGGTTGGATACTCGACCACGGGGCAGTTTGTTTTCGAGTTCGGGAAGCTATTTCAGCTAACAGATGACTCATCGAACAAGGCAGTGCCACGAACCTACCAGATCGTCACCCAGGTCATGAACATCTGTAAGAAGGAGGGTATCTCCCCGGATAACTTAGCGGTAGACTCCACTGGTGCGGGTGCGCCGTTCTGCGATGTCCTCTCTGGAGAGTGGTCCCCTCAAATCTTACGTGTCTCCTTTGGGGGCAAGCCATCAGACAAACGGGTGTCCTCAAACAGTCGGCTTACTGGCATCGACCTCTACACGAACCGTGTATCGGAACTATGGTTCGTGGGCAAGGAACTGATGCGGACGGGACAGATCTCAGGAATCGGGAATGAACTGGCGGCAGAGATCGTAGCTAGGAACTACGATATGGTGAAGTCTGGGTCACTCAAGATCAAGATTGAGTCTAAGCCCGACTTCAAGACCAGGTTCGGGAGGTCACCGGATATTGCTGATGCCGCCTTCCTCGCTCTTGACTGCGCTAGGCAGAGGCACGGGTTGGTAGCTATGGACCCACCGAAGGAGGGATCTCCGTTCACCATGCGCCCCAAGAGGACGATCAAGGCGATGTCGCAATCCCTGATCAACAACGACTCTATGTTGTTGAACGACTAGCTAGGGATTTATTGTATAAATCCCAATGTCGTTTTTTGATTTCTTCAAGGCGGTCAGCAACTGATTTGAAGTTCTCTATGATCACGTCAAAATCTTCAAGATCAATAACTGAACCCTCGCAAAAGTCAACCACTTCTTCCCAAGATACTAGAAGTTGATTCCCTTCGTCTCCATCGTCCACCAATTCTTCGATGTCTACGATTATCGTAAGTCCGTCCTCCCCAAAATGCAGAAAGGGTTCCTTAAAAGTTATGGAGTAATCTATTTCTACTGTTTTCGGTTTCAATTTCATATATCCCGCATCTTGAATCCTGTTTCCTGCAAACGCAACCAGAATTTCATGGGGCGGGTGGGGTCTTTTACACACTATAAGTGTAATAACCACCCCCTCATACCCTACTAAATTAGTCTAGAATTACGTGTTCACAACATATCGGAGAAATTGTGAACACCTGGAATCCCGAATCCTGAGTAGTGTCGAGCGGGGTTCCGCCTACAGGAATCGGGATACATGGTTCGGGGTGCTATATAATCCATAACAGGGAGCAATTACTTGCCCTAAAAACGTGTGTTTTATTATTATACCCCCTTAAAAAAAGTCTCGTATGAGGCTGGTTGTGTTTATCTGAGTCAGACAAACACAACTGAAGTCTTAAAAGACTTTTTATAGAGTATTATAAGAAGCGCATTAAAACACACGCTCCTCCTCTGTTGGGGCATATGGGGGGCGCGACATCCCTTGCGTTTGGTGGGAAATAGATTATTTTTAGTGGTGTCACAAAAATTCAAACGCTTGCCCTCTGGCCGGATACAATACAAAGGTGAATCCTTCCCAGGGTTCAATAAGCCTAAACGCGCCCCGAAAGATTCAAAAAAGAAGTTTGTCGTTCTCGCCAAGCAGGGGGAGAAGATAAAGAAAATTTCATACGGCCACAGGGATTACCAAGACTTCAGACAACACAAAGACCCCAAGCGTAGGAAGAACTTCCGCGCCCGACATAACTGCAAAACCGCAAAAGACAAAACTACGGCCCGGTATTGGGCTTGTAAACACCTCTGGTAGACGACATGAGCAAAGGAAGAAAAGGTAGGCGTAACCGCCAAGGCGGGATGAACACGGACACTCCCCCTCGCCCCACAGGTGTTAAGTCTCCAACTGCGAACCCTAACTCTAATCCAGGTGCAGGGTATGGTAAACCGATTGGTGGGAACAGAGGAAATACAGCGAACCCTAACTCTAAGCCTGGTGCAGGGTATGGTAAACCGATTGGTGGAAACAGAGGAAATACGACGAACCCCAATTCTAACCCAGGTGCAGGGTATGGTCGCCCTGTTGGAACAGAACGGCCCAGTATGTTGGGGAGTAAGCCTGCCCCTAGCCCTGCGTTCACCGAGACTCCACCTAGTCCCGCCTTGGTCAAACCACCAACCACTAGCCCTACAAACGCGCCTAGAACTTTCATAGGTAAGCCTAAGATTGTTGAACAAGTGTCTGTCCCCGCGACTATGAAATCTCCAACAGCGAACCCCAATTCTAACCCAGGTGCTGGGTATGGGCGACCTGTTGGAACAGAACGACCCAGTATGCTGGGGAATAAGAGGGACGTTTTAAATAGCGTTAGGAAGAAAAAACAAAAGAGCCGTTAATATTTTTATTAGGAACTTACAATGAGACAACGCAAGAGAAAACGAGGGCAATTCGGCAGTAAAAAGGATAAGGGGTCTTCCGAGGATCGAAAGGGAGTATTACAATCTGTTGGGAGAGCCTTGGCCGGAAAAAAATCTGAGGCTCCTAATGCTCCTACTGCGGCTGATCCTGTATCAGCAAAAACGCCTAATTTCAATGTGGACAAGATGCTAAGGAGTAGGGGTATTTCAATCCCAGAGGTTACCCCTGTGTCTAAACTTGTGTCTAAACTTGTGTCTAATCCTACAGCACCTGCGGCTAAACCTACAGCACCTGCGGCTACGCCTACAGCACCTGCGGCTACCCCTACAGCACCTGCGGCTACCCCTACAGCACCTGCGGCTACCCCTACAGCCCCAAGTAAGCCCACAAGCCGAGAACCCGTGTCATATAGCCCCCCGAAGAATGAGGAAGAACTGCGAGCGCGACAGGAGGCCGCCAAAAAACTACGAGCCGCAATCACGATAGATCCTGATTATTTAGGTGAAGTCGGTGAAGCCGCTAAAAAACAAGCTAAGGATGCGGGAGTGCCTGAGTCAGTTCTAAATCGTTTTATAGAGAGAGAAGAATACAAAGCATCAGTCCCTAGATTTAATGAAGATGTGGAGGCTAGGCAGGAGGCTGCTACGGCTTTGATGGAAGCGATGAAGATGAGTCCAGGAAGTGACAGGGCAGAAGCCATTGCAAAGGCGTCTAGCCAAGCATACGCGGCTGGGGTTCCCCGTGCGCGGGTAGACCGATTTATAAATGAACCCGCATTTGCTAAAGCGGAGGCACTGCGAAGAGTAAGAGCCGCTGGGAAGAAGGCCGCTGCTGCGGGGAGTAAACCATACCAAGAACCCGACATAGGGGAGTATGATGACGGAAGGCCCAAAATCAGTCGTGAAGAATACGCTGAAAAAGCAGCAAATTTAAGGGCGCAAGGGTTTACTGGAGTGAAAGGAGATGGGGGACTAGCCGAACTCTACCAGATGCAAGCAGACAAAGAGGTAGGGGTAGCCCCCGGAACCTATACTGCGCTATCTAAGGGGGCCAAGAAAATTGCTCCTGACTCACGAATCATAGACAGATACAGTAAAATGGTAGCCGAAGGGCGCATGTCTCCCGAAGCTGCGAAAAGGAAGTTTGGCGAAGACATGCTCGATAAGATGCGCTACGATGATCCTAGACTATTTGATAGGCTTGAAGCGGAATATCAAGAAGCGGTCGCTGAAGCAAAGCGGACAGGATCGCCTATCCCAGAGCGTGACATACCTGGGGCAGATATTGACTTCGCAGTCGAAGCAAGAAGATTCCCTGCAAAATCAACAAAGCCCACCATCATAAGAAATGGCGGCAACTATATTACTGGTTTTGGAACTGAAGGTGTCAACGACTAATTACATTAAATTAGCAATTATTATGGCAGACGATTTTTACAATCAGAATATTGGCCCCTTAAAAGGAAGTTACTTCGGCCCAGGTGTCGGCGGTTCTGAAAGCCAGCGGAGGTTTTCGGACTATTATACTAAGTCTATAAACCCCGTCAGAGAGTCAATTAAGGAAACCGAGGAAAGAAAAATGAAAGCCGAGAGAGCGCGGCAACTCATAGAGGCAGAAAAAGAGCGTAGAGAAAAGGCAGCGAGAGAGGCAGAATTAGAATTAGCCGCCCAAAAAAAAGTCGATGGGGTTGTAGGTGAGGTAGATACAATTCTACAGATAGAAGACCCCGTAGAAAGACAAGCTGCTTTTAATAAGTTGGAATCTAGTTTGTCTATTGCGGACCGCCAAGACCCAACAATCAAAGCGACCCTCTCTATGGGCCAACAAGATATTGATGAAGCTAAAGAAGAAACTCAAGCGCAGCGAGAAGCTCAAGATTCTGAAACGGAGTCGATGGTAAAACTCCTAATCGAGAGAGGGAGACTTAACCAAGCTAGAAAAGCTATTCGCAAAATCTCAGACCCAACAAAGAAGAACGAGCTACGTTCGCTCCTAGCAGGTAAGAAACCAAGCGCGGCGGAGGGGCTTAAATCGGACTTTACCGATTTGACGAAAACGGCAACCACTGCTTTGGCGGCACTTTCTAAAATTACGCCTAGCTCAACTTCTCCAGAATCCGAAGATAAGGGTCCAAAGACGGTTACCGAAGATAAACAAGGGAAACCTCCACAAGGGGAAAATATGTTTGATTGGGATCGTGACACAGATTCGGGAGGTTCCACTAGAAGTTCCAACCAACAAATATATCGAGCCGCTAGGAACGCTTACTTTACATTGTTTGGAGCCGAAGAAGCGGATAAGTTGTTCAAGGATGATCCAGACAACATGACCCCCAAGGAACTCAGCGACTTGTTTGATACGGCTACTAAAAAGGTGGCTGAGATTAAAAGAAAGTCCCGAACAAACAAAAAATTCTTTAGACAGTTTGTTCCTGGCGAAGGCATATTACCCCTCCCAGAGAAGCCTAAAGAGCCAACACCCGAAAACCTTTTTGGTGGTGAAGGATTTGATGGGAAGTAAACAATTTTTCAGTTAACTGCCATTGCAGAAAGAGGCAGCGTAGTGTAGTGTTAGCGGATACTACTTACATACGTTGTCATGGCAGACACCAAATTCCCCTCCCCCACGCCTGAGCCGTCCGAAGATGAGCTAGAAAAAGAAGGTCTTACTGGCTCTTTACCAGAAGACTCCGAACTAGAACCCTCGACGAATACTGATCTCGAAGAGGAAGAGGAGGAGAAAAAGTCAGAGAAGTTCCCTGCTCCTACTGCTGTTGAACCTATCCCTGATTTTGCAGTGTGGAAGGTAGACCGCCCTTCGCTAGACTCTAGCATAACAGAGGGACTTAACGACACTGAGAGAAAAGTTGTTGAAGAGCATTCTGACAGATTAAGATACATAAACTTCGACAAACTACAAAAGCTGGGGCGCGGGGAGTATCAAGGTGAAGCCACTGAGAAGGAGTATCAGGACGCATATAACCAATTCGCCAGTAACTTTCGGGTTGAAGTCCCAGAGGGGGCAGAGTTTTCTGAAGAAAAAGTCCAAGCAGCTATTCAAGCCGCTGCGATTGAACCAAGTCCAGACGCGACGGGCAACAGACTTGAGATAATTTCTGCTTTAGACGACAAAACTATCAAGACCCTCGCCAACCGGGGGGCCGCGAGCTTTAATCAGGATTACCCACAAAATACTAGAGCTACTGCTGCCGCTTTAAATAAATACACCCCCATTAATGAGTTCCAAGAACAAGCTCGACAGAAGGGGATTGATGATTTGTTGTCTGGGGTCCGAGAGAAAGACCTTAATCAAGTTGCCGTTAGGTCTGACTTAATACCGTTTGCATCGGTTCCATATTTTGAGGGGGGTGAAGAAGTTGGGGAAACCGTAGAAGCGTCCCCCGCCGCATTGGGAAATTTTAATAGTCCCTCAGAAGCTATAAAGTTTTCTTTGGAGAACGGACACATCAGACCCGATCAAGCCCTGATTGCTTTTAAGCTCGCTACGGAAAAAGCAGAAGGGGAACAAGGACTCTCCTTGGCTAAACAGGTTCGCCTTCAAGAACTAGATTCTTACGTCAAGAAGTCTCTTTTAACGGGGAAAAACAAAAACCCTTTGTTAACCAGCTTGCGGAGAGCAGCGTCGGAGCCAGATGATCCAGAAGCTAAAGAGGAGTTCCGTTCGGCACTCGCGGGGTTTGTTAATAACTCAGACGCTGCTGGGCTAGGATTTAACATAGACCCAGAGGATGAGTTATTTACTCTAATTTCTGACAATTACATATACGAAAGGACTATTCAAGACCTCCCTGAGTCATTCAAAGATGAAGGAGACTTATCGGGGAACGTAAGGAAAGACCCGCTGACGGGGCAATTAACTATCCACAAAGCCACAATCTTTAGGCCCGACATTTTTGAGAAGTCTGTGGAAGATGCTGGGCTATCCGAAGAGGACAAAGATACTCTTCGGGAAAGGCGCAAAATTATATTAAATGACCCAGCATTTCAGTATTCCGATGAGGTCCGCAATGCTATTAATTTCCTCCGTGACGAGGAAGGACGTAACTTTGAAGAGTTCGCGGAGTCTCGCGGAGAGAGTTTGGACTTAGACTCTTTTGACAAATACCAAGAAGAACTTTGGGAGAAAAGATCCGAGAAGATAAAGTCGGGCGAGATGTCTAGGGAAGAAGCTCTGACTTACTTCCCAGAGACAGAGACAAAATCTTTTGGAGATCTTTTCGATGAGTTCTTGAAAGAAGCGAAAGTAGATAAGGGGGCCATTTATCAGAGTGGTATGCTGAACGAGTTTGCCATGTCCCCTGCATATTACGCCCAAAGTGTGCCTTTGCTCGCGGAACAAGTCGCAGGGTTTGTCTCCCCAAAGCTGGCGGAAAAGATTAGAGAGATGGGTTTGTATACAGCGTCTGAGGAAGGGGCTGTAAATGAGGCGGCGAAAGCTATGGCCCAAAGAGAGGCTATGGAGGCTTTTGGGTATAAGCCTGGAATGGGATACGACCTCGCTGTAGGTGCATCGGGTCTTGTGGGTCAGCTTGCTATGGATTTCGTTTTAACTAGGGGCGCAGGGACGATAGGGAAAGTAGGTTCAAAAGTAGGTTCAAAAGTAGGTTCAAAAGTGGGGTTACCCGCCCTTAAAGGATCTAAAGAGATAGCTAAGAAGAAAATTCTCTCTAAACTAGCTGACGACGCTGCTTTGAAAAAAATCAGCGCAGCTAAAGGGGCATCGAAGGCAAAGGCATACAAAGAAGCGATTGCTAAGAAACTGAGTCCCGGCACTATGGGCAGAGCTTTGCCTGGTATGGTGGGGAGGACATACTTGGCAGGATATTCCCGCAACTACGGAGCCAGCTTGTTACAAATTCAAAACTCTCCCGAAGGTCAAGACATGACCCTCGATCAACAGAGAGAGTTTGCTGCTGATGCAGCAGCTTTTAAAACTGGTTTTGAAGCGGCTTTAACTGCGGGTTTTGCTAAAGGGGGGTTTGATGTGGTGGAGTCCTCTATTCTTAAAGGTATATCCCCCAAAGCACTTAAAAAACATTTAAGCAAAGACTTTGGCAAAATTGATAATAAGAAATTTTCAGAACTTGTCGGGACATCAATAAAGGAACTGGAGAAAGAGTTGGGGGTAGCTAGAGGGGGAATCCCTAAACTGTTACTTGGGGCCGCTAGTGAGGGGATTGAAGAAGGACTTCCTTCGGGGGCTTCTGTAATCTTTGAGGACTTTCTAACGTCTTATTTGGATTATAACGAACTAAATGAAGATGTTCCGCTTCTTAGGATATTCGACAAATACCTTGAGTTCGGTAAATACCTAGCAAGTGGGCAAGTAGATTCGGAGCTTTTAAAGGAAGCATACGAGACAGGCAAGGGTGATTTCATCATAGGGGCTGTTCTTGGTGGTGGCGTTTCTGGTTTGAGTAGTGCGGGTTCGGGTCTGGGGTCGCTGGTAGCACCTTCAAAGGATAGCAGAGAGGCTGCAATGCAAGCGTCTCAACTTCTCTACGAAGATATTTCAGATAGGTTGGCGGAAAGCGGGTCGCCACTTACGGCAGAGGTGGTAGCAAATGTCCTGACCTCTCCCGCTAGGGGCAGAGACTTTGACGGCAAAACACGCGCCGAAGTAGAAGAGTTGATCGCCAAAGGTAAACTCACTATGGACGATGCGGCTCGCATGGGACTCGCACCACCTACCCCTACACCTACCTCCACACCTACCCCAGAGCCTGTCCCTGGAACGGAACCTACACCAGAAGCAGAGCCTACACCAGAGGCAGAACCCACAACGGAGGCAGAGCCTACAACGGAGGCAGAGCCTACAACGGAGGCAGAGCCTGTCCCTGGAACGGAACCCACAACGGAAGCGGAGCCTCCACCAGAAGCGACACCCACCGCAGAAGGGGAGGCGGACGCGCCAATCGAAATTATTTTTGAGCCTGTGGAAGCAGACCCCGAAGCGGAGCTTAACAAGGAGATTGATAAGGCTCTTGACTCCGATCAACAAGCCGCTGCGGACCCAAGTAAACTGAGTTCACCCGATGTCACACCTGACCCGAGGGTTGAACCCCTCTCCGAAGACCAAGAAGTTGATCGAGTTGTCGCCCAGGTAGATGAGACGACGTTCCCCGAAAGCACTAAAACCCCAACAGACCCCAAGGTTAAACAGCAAGCCGAAGCGGTGAGCGATGAGATTAACAGAATAAATCAAGCGGGTGGTAGGGTTGTATTCGTTAAAGATGCAGAGGAAGCTGATAGAGTTCTGAGGAAAGCCAGGGGAGGAAAGGGCATCCGCCAAAGCCAGAAAGCAAAAATTAGTAAAGGTAGTTCCTTCCAAGCAAACATAGATGGATCTCCGGTAACTTTTGTTTTCGAGTCTAAGCTGAAGAACAAAACTACTTCCGCTCTTCGCAAGATACTTAAAAAAGCATCTCGCGACACTCAGGTTAGTAAGCTGGTGGGTCGCGACTCTGTTGTTCTTCCTAGTAATAAGACGACTAAAAAGCTGAAGATCAAGGACTTCGATAGCCTTACTGATTCTGAGAAAGTATCAGCGGTCTTGGATTGGCTTGACTCGAACCCCCAAAACAATTTGGACCCAGAATCCGACAGGGAGTTTATTACTTACCTCCGGAAGCTATCCGGCAAAGCTCAAGTTACTGCCCCTCCTGTTACGGCCAATGCCATATCAAGCGTTGTGTCTTCCAAAGTGGGAAGCCCAATCCTGCCCCCTGCATCCGAGTCCCCCGTCTTGAATACTGAACAGAGGCTGGGTGCAGGTCGCACTAAACGAGTCTTCAGTAAAGCATCTATTGAAGAGACTGCCAAGCAGTTCAAAGGAGAGGACGTAGAGGCGTTTAAGATATTCATGAGTGTCTTAGAGAAGGCACTGGAACAACTCCCTTCTACGGTCACTCTGGTCATAGGTAAGAGTCGATTTGCGGCTGCTGCTAACAGGAGAACTGGAGAAGTAACAATCGACCCCGTTGCTTTGTTTGAGCAGTTTAGGGGCAATAGAGACATAGACTTCTCTAATAGTAGTCATCAAAAATATGTTTCCGCTTCTTTACAGAGGGTAGTTGTCGAAGAGTTCGCGCACATAGCGTCCTTTAATTCTATCCCTCAGTCCTTGTTCGATGATGTTGTTAACGGGATGGCTGACTCTGACTACGAGTATGTGATTAGCACCTATTTCAAATTCGACAAAAAAGGCGCAGCAAAGGCGAGATCCGATCTGAAAAGTAACAACCCACAGATTGTTAAGCGACAGAAAGAATACTTGGTTGAAGAGTTCTTGCGCCAGCAATACCAGGATAAGGAAGCAGGGTTCACGACAGAGGACTCTTATCTACTTCTCAAAGGGGATAAGAGAAAGCCTATCAGAGATCTCGTTATCGCATACTTAAAGGGTATGTATCGCCGGATCACCAAGAAGACTAAGAACGGACGCTTCTTGTCTGGCCCAGAGAGGGCGGCAGTTGCTAGGATCACAGATGAGATCAATATGTTGCGGATGGACTTCAAGACCCCGCTTCCATATGGTTACACATTTGACGATTCTCCCCAAGGGGCTGCTGCCGACATCGAAGCACTCAGTCAAATGTTCCCCCCACAGGAGCCTGACGCAGTAGGCGCACCAGCTATTACACCAGAACAAGACGCTGATTACCTGGCCGCAGTCGAATCCGGCGACATGGAGACGGCGCAGCGTATGGTGGATGATTACCTGTTAAAAGTAAAGAACACCCTGCTGGAAAACAGAAAAGGTGGAGAACTGTTTCCATACAAAGGAAATGACTATGTGATCCAAGCTGAATACGCAGGTCAGCAAAGTGCTTTTAAGATCATAAGTCAAGAGGCGGTGGAGAAAGAAACTATTCCCCACAAAGACCTGAAATCTTTTCAAAATCCGCTCGCGGTTGATAGAGAAGTAGTAAGTAAAGCGGACATTTCAAAACCTATCATCATAGGGGACACAGGAACAAGTTATTTTGTTTTGGACGGAAACCACAGGCTAACGAAAGCCATGCTGGATGGAGCGGATATTGAGGCTTACGTTTTGTCTGAAGAACAGACCGATAGAATCAGGGTCAACCATAAAGACCAACCTAATTACACTGAAGCGGAAGAAACCCAAACACCCACAACACTGGACGCCCCCGTCACCCGTGACGCAGACGGCAACGTGATTCCACTGAGCCAGCGGTTCGATGAGCGTGAAGATTCTATTTTACGCGCACCCGCTTTTGCGTCAGAGCAGGATTCTGAAAATATATGGGCATATCCAGAACAGCTTTATGATTCAGCCGACACATCTATAAATGAGAAGAAAAGACCTGCTGGGTATAACACACTAAAAAAACAAGGTAAAATAAAAAGCGGCGAACTTATCGTAGATATTGGAGGAGGCCGCTTTGATAACCTAGTAAAAGATGCCGCCGAGCAAGGCGCACTTGTAGAAGTGTATGATCCGTTCAATAGGACACCAGAACACAATGCTAGAGTAGTCGATGCTGTAAAAGATGGTCAGGCGGATATGGCTATGTCTCATAATGTATTGAATGTCATAAAAGAAGATGAAAACATTATAGACGTAATCAGACAGGCAAAGAACGCAGTGAAAATTGGAGGGGAAGCTCACTTTTCAGTGTATCAAGGATCTAAAGCAGACAGAGAGAGGGGAGCAAGGCAAACATCTAAAGGTTGGCAAAGATTCCAAACCACACGCGAGTATCTACCTTTTGTAGAGGCAGTATTTGGCAAAGGTAATGTTTCTTTAAAAGGCTCAATAATAACAGCTACAAAAACTTATACTGATGAAAAATCACAAGTTGGCGTATTAGGCGCACCAGCTATTACACCAGAAGAGGTCTTAAAAAAGGTAGAGCAAATTAATGAAGAGTCTCCGTATTTGAATTGTGAGAGTTTTTGTAATTTAATAGTTGGGGACAAGGGTTTCAAAAAACAGTTCTCAAAAACCGAGGTGGAAATATTTTCTGTAGACGAAGCCTTACAAGAAATAGAAGTCGGGGACATTCTTGGATTTGGAGGGGACAAAAATAATATAGACCGACATTATTCTGTTTATGTAGGGGGCGGGGAAGTATATGAAGTAGAGCAGTGGGGGTCGAATCCCAGAAAAAACACGCTGTCGGATAATCTTGAAGGATATGAAGCGTTATCTACTATCTATAGTCCGCTAAACCAGCGGTTCGATGAGCGTGAAGATTCTATTTTACGCGCACCCCGTATCTCTGATGAGGATGCCCGTGACGATGCCATCTACATGGACTCCGTGGACCGGAACGACTATGAGATGGCTGAAGAAGCCCTGGAACGAGTCGCCGCCCGGTATGGGGTAGAGAACCCTGAGCTAGTTGTCCGTGACAAAGATGGTGACATCCTGACTCCTGCACAACGATTCATGATTCCTCCAGGGGTGATCTCGCCACAGAAGATCGCTCGCCATAAAGAACTTGAAGCGAAACATGATGCAGGAACCATCACGCCGGAAGAGACTGCCGAGGCAGAGCGGATCGTAGCGGAAGCGGCAAAGGCTGCGGGGTTTGAAACCCGCACTAGACACGCAACTGGAGCAACCTTCGACGCATTCGACCGAGGCGAGATACCTGAGTTTGATCCAGACACCAACATTCGCGGTTTTCACGTATCGAATGAGGCCGACTCATTCTCGTCCTATAAATATCAGTCGAGCCGCAACAAGGTTCTAAACCTTTTCGTCAAGAAAGGGCGAACCGTTGATCGAGTTACGGCACAACAAATAGTAGCTCGCGGCGAGGAGACGGATCGCTTCCCTTCTGGGTTCGATACGGTTGTGTTTACCGAACCTGCTGGGACTCCTACGCAGGAGCAGCAGGAGGCTTTTGACCAAGGGGAGCCTATAGCTCTAGCGAACGGTTACTTTGTGAAAAAGGGGCCACCAATGAGAATGGAGATCCAAGGTCGAATGGTGGACGTTGGAGGGGGCGCGGATCTATACCGCGAGAGCGACCCGAACTCGATCATAACAGGCTATGCCGACTTGGAGGAAGCGTTCTCGTTTCACAACGAGGAACACCTTGTCATAAGGTCGCCTGAGCAAATCAAATCCGCCGACCCCTTTACCGGAGTCCCGATTGATGAACGGTTTGACAGGGATCAGGATTCGATTCTTTATTCACCCAGGTTCTTGGATGATGTCGATGGGGGCGACGATGTAAGGGCAACGGCGGAATTTGATATACGACCCCTACTTCAAACGCTTGAAATCCCGTTGGTTCACACCAGTAAAGAGTTCGGGCTGTTCCGTAGAATGATTTCAAAGCTCACTGGGGTTGACCTGCCTAGCCAGAGAGACATCGTGGGCGATGATGGCAGTTTTTGGTCTGAGTTCCGCAAAGGTATGATAGATGGCAACTTTAAAGATGAGCGGTTCAGGAACATGATTATCGGCAACGAGAGGTTTGTTCCCGTCGTAGGTAGTCTTCTCAATCGTCTCCACACTGAGATGATGGGTATCCTCAAAAGTAAAAAATACAAAGGTGATTTGCCAGCAGACATTAGGGAAGCCTTCAACACAGCTATTGGAACGGAAGACATTGTGATTGATCGTAAAGCGAAAATGGACGTAGATGATCAGCATGAAGCTGACATTGAACTGATTAATAGCGATGATCCTAATTCGTATCGTCAGATGACTCCAGAAGAAGCTGATGCTCTAATCCAAGAGGCTAGAGAAGATAATCCAACAGCAACTGATCGAGAGATTGGAGTAATCGCAGGGAACTTGTATCGGGAAAAACTACACGAAGAAGCCAATAATAAGCGAAAGGAAGCGACAGACAAACTACTTCAAGAAGCCGCGAGGGAACATAAGATAAAGGTTGCCAAAGCACTCAAAGAACTTGAGGACGGAGGACACACTAAACTCGCCCAGATGGTTGTCGAACTACGGCAAATAATCACGGATATCTCTGATTACTTTGGTAAAGATGGAGCGGACGCACTGAGTAAAGAACTCAAACTAGCTTTCGATGTAACAAAAGGTTTCTACTTGTCACGACGCTATCGCTTCTTTAATGACCCCACTTATAAGTCAAACCTCATTCTATTACTTCAAGGAGAAGAAGTGAAGGGGGATGAGCAGAAGGTTGCCGAACTTGAAGGGCGAATTGAAACCGCAATCCCAGAGTTTTTAGTTATTGCGCGGAGTGAGGTCGAGAAAAATCTCTTAAAAGCAAAACTAAGAGCGGCTGAAATCAGTGGGGAATTAGTAACCCAAGATCAGATTCAAGCAATTCGCCAATCCCAAGAGTTCAAACGAGAGGTTGATCAAGAATTAGGTGACGAAGACACGGCGGCTAAAAATGCAATGATTAAATACCTAGCCTCGTTTGGAGATGCGAGGGATTACGAGAACGCTTCCAGCGGAGCCAAGGTAATCCATGACGCACTCAAGAAAAAGAAAGACCTGCTTCCAGGTATCAGGGGTCTTCTTGGTCAATATGATTCTGATGAGGACGCTATCAGCGGAATCCGGGTAATGCTTCAGACTATTCAGACTCAGACTCATATGCTGGCAAGCATCATGAAGCTCAAGAATCTCGTAGACCTGGACAATCGTTTGCGAAAAGATGCCGAGGCTGCTGGCGAGGAGTATAATCCATTCATCTTGTCGGATGATGAGTATCGTAACTTAAACGCACTAGACCGAAAAAAATTCGATATGTTGGAGGGCAACGTCCCTGCCTCTAATCCATTAAAAGAGAAGTATGTCAGGAAGGACATCAAGGCCGCACTTGAGAAAACTAAAACCCCGATTGATATGAGTCGGGCAGACGAAACTGCTAAGGGTTTTGCTAGAGCAGTGTCCGCCATTGGGTTCCTTAATGGATTGACCCTGATGGGAGTAACCACGTTCTCAGGACTAGCCTTCCACTTCAGAAACTCTCTCTCTACTGTGTTCAGAGCAGTTAGAGCGGGAGCTTTCTTGAAGCCTGTTTTCACGACCAAACTCATGGTTCGTGCTATCGCGGAAGCGGCAGTCTCGTTGCCTGGGGTGAGCGAGAAATACCGATACGTTCCTGATTGGATTAACCGTTTAGCCAGAGGTGAGCGGGTTTCTCTGGAGTCGCTCATGACGGAACACGCCAAACTAGAAGGACTCAGCGTTGTCAATCAGAGTGTGAGGGCGGCTACTTATAAAGACCTCTTCGGGCTGAGAAAGCCCGACCCTAGTTTCATCGCAGACATGGACAAACTGGAGTCTCTAAACCCTGCTTCAAGGGCATTTAGGAAACTCTCTAAGAAGATACTAGACTACTCATTAAAACTTACGAACGCATCCGACAATGCTTTCCGAATCGCACTGTTCTACAATAACGTAGATCTTTTGAAAAAGGCTAGGGCCAAGAAGGGAGAGGGGTCGTTCCGAGGGGTTCCGATTTCGGAGATGTCAGACTACGACATCGAAAAGGAGGCAGCTAGGATGATGAATAAGATCACCCCAGGTGAGGACTACCTTGTTCAAGCCGGTAAAACTCTAGCGGAGTCTCCTTTGCGGGTTGTCGTAGCACCCTTCGCTAGATTCAAGTTTGAGACAGGAAGGACATTTGTGAACTACCACACAGAAGTCCTTGAGCTTTTGAAGTCAAGTAACCCCGTCATGAGAACAGAGGGGGTCAAGAGACTCGCTGGAGTAATTGCGATGTATGGTGTCTCCTTCGGCCCCGCCAGTTACTTATTGAGTAAACTCATAGGTGGGCTTGATCAGGAAGAACAAGATGCCTTGGACGAGGGCAACCCCAGCTTCTACAAACGCGCCCAGATGGTCAGATTCCTAAACCGTGAAACAGGGGAAATAACGGACTACAACTTCACCTTCATGGATGAAATGTCTTTCTTTGGAGATCCCTTTAGTTATGGCGTCCAGCAGATTCGACAAGATAGACTAGGTGCTATGGGTGCGGTTTCTGGGTTCTTGGGGGCGATTGCGTTTGGGGAGATATTGGATCAGCAAATCCTGTCCGAAGTTTACCATGAGGCGGTGCATACCAACCGGGATGCCTATGGTGAAAAGATTGTTGAGGAAACTGATAGAGGTTCCGACCGTATTGAAAAGCCAATACTTTATTCGCTAAAAAGGCTTGCTCCTGCGTTTGTCCGAGGAACCATTGAAGGCAAGCAAGCCTATGACTCTGCTCAAGGAACAGAGTCCGAGAAGATGGAGGCGGCTGCGAAAGCACTCTTCGATAGAGCGGTTAGGCCAACGAAGCCTTTCACTAGATCCGTAGCCGAAAGACATTCCGCCATTCTTAAAAAGTATAACGTCTTTAAGCGGAATGCTTCCTCGCATAAATCTGATGTGATGACGCAGTATATTAAGGTAGGTAGGCAAGAGCGAAAACCAACAGACGAAGAGGTAAGGGAGGCCGCTAACGCTTACTACGAGGGACTCATTCAAGTCTATGACTTGACCGACAATGTAACCAAGCAGTTCTTCAAAATGGGAATGTCTCCAGAGGAAATTGCGGTTGCACTCAGTTCTACCGGACTGATGAAAAAGACAGATATTCGTAATTACCTTAGAGGAAGCACCCGTAGTCAGTTGGTGACTAGGACGTTCTCTTTACCTTTACCTACTTCTGGAAAAGATGGAGACGAAGGGAAGCTGAGAACGTTCGATGATGTGAGCGATGCGAATCGACGCTATAGGTTCATGCTGGAAGCAAGGAGAAAATATACCACTAAAGGATTTGAAGATGGAACCTATGTTCCTGGAACCTACAATTACAAAGATGAAGAGTAAGTTCAAGCCCCACATGATGTATGATAAGTCCGGTAAAGGCTATAAGGCTAATACCTACGCACAGCACTTAGCCATGAAGAAAAAAGGATACGGACACTCAAAGCCTGGTAAGTCGAATACAGACTCCAGCAAAGCGAAGGCTGAGAAGCGGGTGAAGAAGCTAATCCGCAAGAAGTCCGGTTACTAAACCGAGGTGTTCGTCATCTTCAGAATGGTCTTCTCAATCGAGGAGTAGACCTCCGCGTATACATCACTGGCAGGGTCAGTAACCGCCGCCGCCAGGGATCGCGTAAACGATTCACGGCAGGAGGGTAGGTCTATGATCGCACCCCGAACACTGGTCTTTGTTCCGTGAACAAACGCAAGTGCCGCCCAGTTCCCATTCTCTGGGCGAGCCAGGATCTCGACGGTGTTTCCGCCGAGATCCAAAAATTCTTTCTGATTCATTTACCACACTCGTATATGAGCCTAACGATTGCAACCAGCACTATCAGGTTAATTAGCAGATACATTTCACTTCCTCCTCACTCCTAAGATTTTAGATTTATAGAGCGAGAGTGGAGTTTTGCATACCGCCTTGCTCCGAGTCGGGCGGTGAATGCATTGCCCATCACCGATGTAGATCAGGATATGCCCAGAAGTTCCTGATCGACTCCCGCGCCAAGTGATTACAACATCCCCTGGACGGATTACTGCTGGCAGAATGGGGTGTCCCCACTTCAACCAGTTCCGAGCCATTGAGTGACCGTAGGGGGGAATCCCCCCAGAGTCTTTAATGACATGACCCACGAAGTTCGCGCACTGGCGGGAGTGTCCGTAACGGTAATGACGACCCGTCCATTTCTTCGCGGTGGTAACGATTTCGCTGGAGGTAAACTTACCAGGAATCAGGGGACGGAACTCCCGTTTCTCTTGTCCACTCGCGATGTATGTCGCTAGGCCAGAAAGAATGATAATGATAATGATTAGGGTTTTCATTTCTTCGTGCCTAAATGATTGTTCACATACTGCTGCACCCCCTGTCTAGACATGCCAACTATATCTGCGATCTGCTGGTAGGTCATTTTCTTTCGCCTGAGTTGGCGGATTTTAGATAACCTTTCGGGATCTCTGGGTCCGCTTTTTTGGCCCCGCTTCCGTCCAGGTTTTCGCATGGCCCCCGCTTTTAGGAGTCTACTCCTGAGTGTCGCATAGCAGCAGTTGTAATCTTCAGTCATGTCTTGTAATCGCTCGCCTCTCTGATAGCGAGCGATTATCTGAGGTAAGGGTAATGGTTTTGGTGTTCTCATTTTTGGTGTTGTTTCAGGGTTGCTTCGGACACGGTGAGGTCATGCATGGCGGTGTATCCGTAGACAAATCCTAGCCGGAATATCTCTACTTCCACTGACTTTACTTCCGCTCTTGAGTCGGCAAAAATTGCCTTCAGCCGTTTCAAGTCGGCCTTGTATCTTTTTTCTAATGCTTCGCACATAATTTCTTACAGGTTACAGGTTACTTCTCTTTATAAATTACTGATCCATTTTAATATCCCGCCCACGCTCTCAGGTTTTGGAATGTGGAGAACTCGATCCAAGCCCCGCGAGATACCCCGTGGACTCCTGCTGGTTCACTGTTTATGATAAACAGATTCCCGTTGTTGAGGAACGCCTCGCGTCCCCAGTCGTGGGACTTCGCCCACTGTAGGTGTTGTTTGTTCATGCTATTTTGTTAGGTATTTAAGGTTATCCTTCGCCGCCGCGATATTGTTTTCTGGCGTGTTTTTAGAACTGTCGAACCAGTTTTCCAGCGGGTCTTCTCCGGAGATGGCACAATCTAGGTTATATTTCGCCCATGAAGCGAAGTGACGAATGGTTCTGAATTCCAAGTGAAACCGGAGGTCCGATAGCACGTCGTCGGTGATCTCATCTCCTTCACGCTCATCCCATCCGGCCTCGAGTTGATAGTCATTAGAACCTGCGATAGTTTCCAAGTAAACGACGAACCAGGTTTTACCGTTCTCACGACCCATGTCGATATATTGGCAATCCTGACGTGGACCTTTGTCGCCCCACCAAACATTGCCAACGTCTTCCGGGTCACCCTCCCAGTGGAAGTCACCTTCCGGCGTGTGTGCGAACAGTTCGTCGAACGTAGGAGTTTTCACTTTCGCTCTCGCTTCCTTTTCCTTGCGCCAAATTTCATAGCGCAAGCTATCTATTTCATTTTTCATTTTGGTTTTCATATTGAAATTAACACTTTGCGGCGGGTACATATCCTTTGCCACCACACGTTTTACAGTCGCCCCCGGATTCATCCAGGGGTGATTCTTTACCACACCCGAAACATGCGTAGCAGGTGTTGTCTAGCGCGTCGATCTCGCGGTCTAGGACATCGTGCGCGGTTGCTCTCGCAGCATCGCTGAGAGATGACCAGCACCCACTCTCTTCGTCCAGAGGTTGCTCTTCGATTTCGGGAGGTTCCCAGTAGCCGCCGGACATATATCTCCATGTTGTTCTGCACCAGACCTTCGCAGTGACGAACCTCTTGGAAGCGATGGTGCGGGGAGTCTCCCTCTCTAACTCTACACAATAGTAGGTTACCTCACCGTCTGTGAATATGTTATCCCCGTCCTCCGGTGAAGGTCGAAGCCCTGGACGGATTGCCTCCGCCAAGTCGAGGTCTTTTGGCTCAGGCGGGAATGTGGGGATGTCATCGCCCATCACCTCTTCCAGAGTAGGTCTGTCTTTAGCGTGAATCGCGTATTTCATGCGGGTGATTCTCCTTTTTGAGTTCCGTTCCACCACTGGGTGACCTTCGCTTGGTGTTCTTCACCATCAGTGCCGAGGTAGATCAGTTGGTGCTTGCACCCTGGTTTCAGCCAGCAGGGTGTGCTTGAAAAGAATGGGTGTTCCATGTCGATATCCGGCGTGATCTCAAGCCTCCACTGCACCTCTGGAAACTCTTCCTTGTCGAACTCATCTGGTTCCAGGAGGAGTCGGGTGGATACCCAACCGTCGAGGTCTACTGCCATTCCGGTAGATGCGTAGATGGGGCGCGTGAATCGGCAACCCGATTCGGTTTCAAAGAATAATTTACTATCGGTTTTCTTTACTAGTTTCATAATTACAGGTTACAGGGTTCGGGTTGGGGTTCACGCCTTGGCGACCTCTTGATGAAATCTTTTCGGGATACGACTACCTCCGTCGAACTCTTCGGGTAGAGTTCCGTCTTCCTCAAGATAGGCCCATTGCCTATCCGTAACTCCAAGGCTTTCTGATCCTTGTTCTCTGATTAATACGACCACGTTCCGGTATCCCTCGCGGGGTTTCTCAGCCTCTTGCTTTGCTTCGGCAAATGCATCGAAGTAGAACGTGTCGTCGATGTCCTCAGACTCATCGTCTATCACCAGTTCGACCCCCCACTCGTATGCGGTTCGGGATCGTGTCAGTTCTTTGTATTCTTTATCAGTCATAATTGCTTGTGGGGAACACCCCCTGCTGCTTGTAATATTACGATATTAAAATCCTACTGTCAACAATTAATTTTAACTATTTTTAATTCAGATAGGGAGGAGGGAGTCAAGATTCAGCTTTTGATGATTCTCTTCTGGCGGCGAGTCCCGTGCGCCATCACAAAGGCGCGGATTTCCTCAAAGATGATTGAGCTTTTTTCCGCCAGGGTTTCTGTCGGGCATCCATGCGCGAAGGGCAGGTTCCCGTTGGTTTGAACGGAGAATCCTCCACGGGGAGTTTCGATTCTCAGAATCGAATTACCGTTTCGGTCTATTGATTTTTTCAGTTTCATTTTACAGGCTACAGGTTACAGGGTTCAATTTTCGAAGTTTTGGCGCATCCTTTCAACAGTGTATTCCGGCACATTGTGGATACTGCCATAGTCGCCAGTCATCACGATCTCTTCGACAGGGATGCCGAGGGATTCCGCATAGGCGATGTATCTCTGCATCTCCCACCTTCGGATGAAGGTGTTCGACACGACTACCGATCTGCCTGAGTCCATTGCTTCCTTGGCTTTCTCAAAGCACCACGCATGGGCTTCGTTCAGTTTCGCAGGGTCGAATCCCCCACGCTCCGCAAACCACATGTCGGCTTCGTAGTGGTCTGGGATTCCGAGTCCCCTGGCATACGTAGATTTTCCACTACCTGGGATTCCCCTTACGAGAGTGAGTTTCATTTTACAGGCTACAGGTTACAGGGTTCAATTTTCTTAATCTCAAACACCCTCGACAAGAATATCTTCAGTTTCAAATTCGTCAGTTTCGTCGTCATAGATTTCACGGGATAAGACCATTTCCATCCCTGGTCCGAAGCTGTCGTCAGCTAATCGACCGAAGTTTTCTCGAGCTTCATTTTCGTCACGCCATGTTGCGACATCAAATGCGCCCTCGCGGAAGTCCTCTCCATCATAGCGGAGGTGGGTCATGCCCCCAGAACAACCCGCCCCGCGCAAGGCGGCGGCGTGTTCAGAGGTGGTGCGAATGGTAATTTCGTAGGTGGTTATTTTCATTTTACAGGTTACTTAAAAATAAAGTTCGGATTCAGCCATTTTTCTGGCGTAGCTAATTTCACGGGCGCGATCTCCCCGCTGGTGCTTATCGTCCAAGGAAGCTTGCCTTTCTTCAGCGCATCGCGGTTTGGCGGGCCGTGGCTTTCTGGTAAGCCTCGACCGTTAGCCGGGAGTTGTAGGGCCGATACGGCTCATCGTCTCCCATGAACGGGCGACGGTCGCTGCGTTGCCACTTTTCGGAACCCTGATATTGGATTGTGCCGTCAGAGAATACTCTGACGTAACAGTCGCCGCAATGGCAACTGCCCATGCCAGCAGTGACTACGATCTTGGGGCGGCCTCCCTTTTTGCCGTTCTTGCGAGCGGCGGCGTGTTCAGAGGTGGTGCGAATGGTAATTTCGTAAGTGGTTATTTTCATTTTACAGGTTACAGGTTACAAGTTTCGTTGTTCACGCCCATAGCGAATCGCACTCGACGATCTCTGCTTCAGCGACTTCATGGCGATTGATGAAATCCTCCGCATCCTGTCTGGATTCAAATTCTACGTAGTGATCCGGCGAGGTTTCATCTTCAGATGCCCATAGTAGACCATCAATGTTGCTGGCTCCGGTGAGGAAGAGGTATCCGTCTTTTTGAATGTTGAATGCTTTCGCAATGGTTTCTTGTTTCATGGGTAAAGGGTAAAGGGTAAAGGGTAAAGGGAATCAGGACTCAGGTTGTTCGGGGTTAAGGTTGAGGATGAAGGACGCGGCCTTCGCGCCCTTGCCACTGGCGGAAACCATCCACGACGGATTGTCCTTCAGTGCGTCTGACCAGTTCTTTAGGTAGGCAGCGGAGTTGTCCCAGTCAGGTTCGATTCCCAGATTGGCGCATGTGATACATGCGCCGATCTCAGCTACCAGTTCCTCGAAGGCATACGTCTCACTTCCGAAGGCAGCATTTTCGGTCAGCCCCTTGCGGTTCAGTCTGTCCTTAGTTCCGGTGGAGTGGACACACTCATGTGCCAGCACTGACTGGTAGTGAGCATCGCTCTTAAAACTCTGTTGGTGCGGCATCTGCACTAGATCCAGTGCAGGGGCAAAGTAGGCTTGATTCCCGCCGTGCTGGAGCTTGATGCCCTCACGCTCGACGTAGTCTGCCAGTGCAGACTCAGGGACGCTGGGGAGGATGTCATCGGGGCGGATCGCCTCAAGATGCTCTTCCAATCCTTCGCAGTCGTGAAGGGCGTTAAAGACCCTGTAGGTCTTGAGCATGGGAAATGTCTTCTCCTCACCGGATGCGTCCTTGCGCTTAAGGAAGTTCCAGAAGACGATGGCAGTGGATTTCGCGCCCTTTCTGACGTTACCGCCAAGCTCTTGCGCCCCCTTATAGGTCACCCACGCCGGACAGTCGCCTCCTTTGAGCAGGAGAAGCGGCACGTTCGCACCTGAGTAGGCGCGCTTACTGTTGAGGTTGAAAGGCATTCCGCTCTCACGGATTCCCTTCCAACACTTCTGCCATGGGTTAACCCCTTGGTCGAGTAGATTGGTGATCCTGTCGGTCACCATTTGCTGTATTTCTTTTGTCTTTTTCATTTTACAGGTTACAGGCTACAAGTTTCGTCGTCCCGGGCAAACAGTCAACAGAAAAATGTAAACTTTCTTTTTAGGTCAGGCGTAAACCGTTCCTGGCCAGGGTGTTATGGCTCGAAATAAAATTGTTCAGTGTTCAGTGGTTTATGCAACGCCCATGCGTGTTAGGGATTCGATGTCCTTGTCGAGCGCGACGGGCCAGGTGTGTTTAGAGAGACGATGGAGGAGGTCACGCTCCTCATCAGGGAGGAACATCATCGCCCCGATTTGAATCTTCCAAGGGTTAGGCTGTAGCCCGTTCCAGGCCGCTTTTGCCCACGATTCGACAGGGGCGGACGCCTTGAGCCTACCACTACGCGATGACAGTGCATCGCGAACTGCTTTGCGCTCACGGTCACTGAGCGTGACCACTTGATTAACCGCATCGACGATAGCGTCGAGGTCCACGCTTTTCCGTGTCTCCTTCTGAGGGGCGGGGGGCGTGGTCTCTTCCATCTCAGGGGCATCGGCAGCGGCAGCGACGATTGCCAGTTGGGAATCGGTGAACTCCCTAGTGGTCATTTCTTCCACCAGAGACTTCCGAGTGTCACCTCTAGTGATTCTCAGCCCAGAACGAACGTGAGTTGCGGACCACGTAGACGCCGATCCCGGAAGGGATTTGTGGATTCCCACCGCGCCGATAGTAGGGTGCGGGTGGGTGACGACAAGGGCGGAGACTCTCATGGACTCTCCGCGCCCGTTAAGTATTACGATTTCTTTTTTCATTTTATTGTGTTAGGATTTTGGGATGACATCTACATCCTCTTTGGCGAGGACGTAGATTTTTGAAAAGTGGTGAGTGTCTTCGACCGCGATGATCAATTCCTCATCTGGATCGCCTTCGCGGAGGCCAGACACGATAGCGTCGACGCCGTCGTGAGTGATCGTTTCAAAGAGGAAGGCATCAGGATGCCCGATAATGGATTCAAGTTTCATACGCCGGAACCTTAGACAAGATACAGCAGGTCTTCCCTGCCCACTCTCTTGAGGTAGGCAGACAAGTGAGTGCCTCTGTAACCCTCTTTGAGGGTTACAAATTCTGAGCGATCCCTTTGCAGGGACCGCACAGCCTCATACTCCTCCTGAGCTTGCTTGGCAAGATCAAGCTTGTTGCCAAGGTAGTCTTGGCAGATGTCCCAGTCTTTAGAGACTGGGTGCGTGGACGCCCACGCGATCCCCGTCACCCCATTGGGGCGACGGATTTCGGTTAAGATTGCGACCACTCCGAGTTCTGGGTGGGCTACCTCCCCGCAACGGGAGTCTACCCCCGCGGATCGGGTGGTCATTTTGTAGTCTCCCCAGTGGGAGACTGATCGGTCCTGGCACCCATGAAAAATGGAGTCAGGATAATCGACATACGTCGCGGAGGCTTTATCCTCCACGAATTTCGTTTCAGTTTTCATACGCCGGAACCATGAATCCTCCACCTTAAATAGTCAACAGAAAAATGTAAACTTTCTTTCTAGGTCAGGCGTAAACCGCTCCTGGTCAGGGTGTTATGGCTCGAAATAAAATTGTTCAGGGATCAGGTTCCAGGGTTCGGGATGCGTGAGTGTGTGCGCGTGTGTGCGTGAGTGTGTGCGCGTGTGTGCGTGAGTGTGTGCGCGTGTGTGCGCGTGTGTGCGCGTGTGTGCGCGTGTGTGCGCGTGTGTGTGCGTGTGTGCGTGAGTGTGCGTGTGTGCGTGAGTGTGCGTGAGTGAGTGCGCGTGTGTGCGTGAGTGAGTGCGTGTGTGCGTGAGTGTGCGTGAGTGAGTGCGTGAGAGCATGTGCGGCTGTGCCAGGTGAGACCGTGAGACCGGTAGAGCGTGAGAGCGTGAGACCGTGAGACCGGTAGAGCGTGAGACCGTGAGACCGGTAGAGCGTGAGACCGTGAGACCGGTAGAGCGTGAGACCGTGAGACCGGTAGAGCGTGAGACCGTGAGACCGGTAGAGCGTGAGAGCGTGAGAGCGTGAGAGCGTGAGACCGGTAGAGCGTGAGAGCGTGAGAGCGTGAGACCGGTAGAGCGTGAGACCGGTACATAGAAAAGGGGCCCCTTTTCGAGGGGCCCCTTGCGATACCTGGCACGCTATCGGGACGCTACCGCGTCGGCTTTCTTCGCTCCGGTCCCATGGGCGGGAAACCCGACAATTGGTCTGTTAAGGTTTCCCACTGCGCACAAACCGCATGTGGCGCATGTGACGTTCGAGCCTGGAAGCGTAGCAGGGCAAACGACGACTGGCCTTCCCTCCGGAGTTTCCAGTTTCCGTCCTTCGGTTTCCTTTGGAAGGACAGTGGCAACCGGAGCGATACCAAGCGATACCAGCTCGTCCGCGTGACTCAAATTATTGGCGGAAAGGTTAACAGTGAAACCGCCCTCGTTTGCCATCCTGACAGCGTCACGATTCGTGGAAACGGTTTCCGGTTTGTCCTGTCCGTTCAAAACAGGTTTGTGTGTGTATGTCCACCCTCTCCGGTTTCCGTTTGCCCTAACGAGATCGGCCAGCTGTTGAACGTCGATCTCGTTTCCGTTTCCAGGGAGATCTCCTGCCTGGTTGTGCCTCCACAATTGGCGCGGGTCTTCCGATTTGCGCAAGGTAGTGATGAGAGAATCGAGAAACTCGTTCCAGGTTTCCCCTCTCTCCCCTCGCGTCACTTTGTCCCAGTGAAGCTTAAGGGGCCCGGATTCCGCATAACATCCTCCCTCGTTTGCATGATTAAAAGGGCAGGACAATGCGCAGGTTTCCGCGCTACTCGTAGTCACTGGGATGGGCCCAACTTTTCCGTTTCCGGATTTGGGGGTGATGTGTGTTTTCATTATTCAGGTTTCAGGTTTCAGGTTTCAGGTTTCAGGAAACGGGATTCGGTGGTTTCCTGTCAACGGTAATATTTAAATCAAATGAAGTGACCTGTCAACATTAAATTGAATGTTTCTGATATCGTGTGGAGTGACCTCACTTTGAAAAACCGATTTTGAAAACGGGACCGGAATCCTGCATCATGATTCCTTTGCCCTGGTCCCGGCACCGTGAAGCCGGGAGCCAGAAGCGGGATACAGGGAAGGGGAATCACTGCCCCGCGCCCGTGCTCCCTACGCCACCCGTCCCCCACCAGGTTTTTCCCGCGTGTGTCTTGTATGTATATACGTGTCTGTGAAAAAATTTACGGGATTTCGAGTCTCCGATTCCCGAACCCCGATTCATGATTCTGGAAAGAGGAAACAGGGAAAATTGGATGGGGGAACGGGGGGTGGCGCGACCCCTCTGTGCGAAAGAAAATAACGTGTGTTTTATTGTTATATACCCCTAAAAAAAGTCTCCTATGAGGCTTGTTGTGTTTATCTGAGCCAGACAAACACAACTGAAACCTTAGAAGACTTTTTTATAAGAAGATGCTGTGCATTAAAACACACGTTCCTGTATCGAAAGCGCATTAAAACACAACTTCTGCTTGACCCCGAACCCTGTGTCCGCTACTCTGGCGGCGAACGATGTATCCGCGCACTCTCAACGAACCAGGTTACGGCTACTTGGTAGAGATACCCCGTAATGGCCCCAGATTGGATTCTGAGGCGTTTTTGGGGTTTCAGAGGGTAACCACAGCGGAGACACATAAAAACACCTTAAAACGTAAAATATAATGAATCTACACAAACACCCTGACTTCCCAGACCATGTGATGACCGAAAGTGGGGTCATGGTCTATGTCCCCCTCAGAAAGAAGTTGAAGACTCGCTACGAGGTAGTGCGTAACTCCAACATGGCATACTGCATCATCAAGTGTTCGGACGGGATTAGGCGCAAGGTCTATCACGAAGACTTCGTGGGCGGTGTTCCGATCCTCGACCAGACCCTGACCCATGAGAAGATATTCCAGGAGTGGGGAGGGCGAGCCATCCCTGGGTTTGAGGACTACGCCATTGATGGGGCTGGAGTGGTCTACCGCGTTAAACCCTACCGAAAGGGGCGCGGTCGCAGGGTTCCCTTTGTCCTGCACCCTGCATCCCGTTTCAGCAAAGAGTATCTTGTGCTACAGGAGAAGAACACAGGCAAGCGGGTCCATATGTCGGTGGACAAGATCAAGCTCCTAGTAGAAGAAGAGGCTCAGGAAGGATGATTGTGGGTGGAAGAGACACCCTACAGGATACAGGGTTGGGTGGTGTTATTATATCAACGGTTCTGCTTTTCGTGTTCATTTTTGGGTTTGCTATGTTGATGTCACTGGTGTTTGTTTATGACACATTCAAAAACATCTTCCCCCGTTGAAAGGCTCCAACTGGTTGACTGAGGTTGACTATGAGTTATGTTAAGTATTTAGATCACACATGAGTAGTCAATCCCGACACCTCGAAATTGATGCCCTCGATTTGGGGTCACTTGATGAAAAAGGCAAGCCCGTCGAGTCTAGGCTGAAAGACGTTAAGGCTGCAATCTCCATTTTCCAGACCCTCCGCAAAGCAGACGAGAAGTCCGCAGTTAACCGCGCTAGGATTGACGGAATGTTTGACGGAGCCGCCCCCTACAACAACGACAAGTTGGCAGCTAGTGGACAGGCGATGAAGACGAACCTTAACTTCGGTGAGGCTACTCGACTGCTGGACATATCCGTGTCAGCTTACGTGGACCTATACACCTCGCTGGAGAAACTCGTTGAGGTCAAGGGGACCATCGGAGAGGCTAGTGAGCGCGGGGTGTTTGAGGACATCGTTGGGGAGGAACTGACCCACATGATGCGTTCATGGCCTGAGTTCCACAGCAGTTACCTGCGGCTCTGCACCACCTTCATCAAGCACGGTGTGGGGGTCGCCTACTTTGACACCCCGGAAGATTGGAAGTTTCGGGTGGGCGGGTTCACCGACATCCTTATCCCGCGCCAGACCCCTGCGTCAGAGAACTGCATTGACGTTGCGGTGGGTCGCAGGGACTACTTGCTGCATGAGTTGTTTCACTTCATCAAGAACGAGAAGGCCGCTGAGAAAATCGGTTGGAACTGCGATGAAGTGAAGCGCGTCATCATGAAGAACGCCAAGACCACGGGTCGCCGTTACGGGGACAGTGGTTCGATGTATACCGACTACGAGTCACTGCAAGCCGAACTCAAGAACAACGACCTCTACACCGGAATCCAGAACCCGACTGTAGCGGTCCTGCACTTCTGGGTTCGGGAAATGGACGGGACGGTTAGCCACTACATCAGTGCCGAAGATAACCCCAAGGACTTCCTGTATAAGAAGCTGAGTCGTTTCTCGTCTCCCGAACAGGCTTACATCATGTTCGCCTACGGGGTGGGCAGCAACGGAACCTACCACAGTATTCGGGGTCTGGGTCAGCGGATCTTTTCACACATCCAGACAAGCAACCGACTCCGCTGCCAGATGGTAGACGGAGCTATGCTGGGTTCCGCACCCATGCTCCAGGCAGAGAACCAACGCGCCTTGGACGAGTTGCAGTTCACCTACTACGGTGGATACGCAGTCCTGAGTCCTGATTTGCGAGTCGTGGAGCGAGCGATCCCGAACTTGGGGACAGCAGTGAAACCTGCCTTGGATGACCTTAGCAACCAGTTGGCGCAGAACACCGACACATTCTCCACCTATAGCCCGACACAGGGTTCACCATACAGGAACTCGTTACAGGTTTCAGCGGACCTGGAGATCAGCACCCGCTTGTCAGGTGCGTCCTTGAACCTGTTTTATGTGTCGTGGACGCGGTTGATGCGCGAGATTGTTCGCCGCGTTGTCGATAGCAAACGCCAAGACCCACTAATCAAGGAGTTCTACCGCCGCTGCGAGGTTCGCGGAGTCCCTAGAGAGTTTATCAAGAAGCTAGACCTTACCAAGACCAAGGCACTACGTGCCATTGGTAACGGTTCAAAGGCAGGGCGGTTGGTTGCGCTCCGCGAGATGCAAGCGTTGTCCGGGCGTTTCGACGAAGTGGGTCAACGCAACCTCGACCGCGATGTGGTAGCCACCAGCGTAGGACATGACCTTGCGGACAGATACTTGCCGAAGGAGCCAGGTAGTCGCCCAACCGTAGACGACAAGATCGCCTACTTTGAGAACAGCGACCTTATGGAGGGTAAGCAGGTTCCGGCACTGTCGAACGAACTGCACGGCAAACACCTGCAAATCCACGTTCCGGCCCTGCAAGAGATTATCACGGGCATGGACGAGGGGACAGTAGACCCCGTTCAAGTTTACCAGACCCTTGTAGCATTTTACCAACACATCAGCGACACCCTGCAACTTGCAGCCGGAGACGCAGACTTGCAGCCGCTCATCAGCAACACGAAGCAAGTCCTTCAGTATGCTGAAGAGGCGATTAATAATACCGCTAAGAAGATGCAGAAGATGCAGCGGGAGGCAGCGGAGGCACAAGCCAGTGCCGCAGAGATGTCACCCGAAGGGCAAGAGGGAATGGACGCACCGCCCCAACCTAACGCCGCTGACTTGAAGATGCAGCAAGCGCAAGTGGACATGCAGATCCGCCGACAGAAAGCAGAACTTGAGATGGAGCTTCGCCAAAGAAAGTTTGAGCAGGAGCAAGCACTTAGAGATGCTAAGGCTGCTGCGGACCTCCGTGACCAGATGGAGTTACCGTAAGTGACTCCAGTAGGGGGGAACTGACAAATAAGATGGCATACACTAAACCAGGACTGCGGAAGAGAATAATCCAAAGGGTCAAGGCTTCTGGAAAAGGAGGAAAGCCGGGGCAGTGGTCTGCTCGTAAGGCGCAGATAGTCGCCCAGAAGTATAAGGCCGCTGGAGGGGGCTACAAAGGGGGAAAGAAAAAATCACAAAAGTCTCTTAGTAAGTGGACAAAGCAGAAATGGCGAACTAAGAGTGGGAAACCATCTACCCAAGGCCCAAAGGCTACGGGCGAAAGATATTTACCTGAGAAGGCAATAAAATCTCTTTCAGCTTCTGAGTATGCTGCCACTAGCAGAAAGAAGAGAGAGGGCATGAGAAAAGGAAAGCAGTTTGTGAAAAATACAGCCGCCGCACAGAAAGCTAGTAAAAAAGCACGTAGTTAAAATAAATGAGTAAATTAAATAGAAAAATGAAGCCACCAATACCGATTGAACAGTGGTTTAGAGATATGGCGGCTCCCGCAGAACTGCGTGAGATGCTAGATAGTGATGTTTTCAAACTTGCCGCCGCGACATTGAAGGAAGCGGCTGGACCTACTTTCGCAACTTTATCTTCAGACCCAGAAGCTAATGCCATGAAACAAGCGTGGTATGCTGGGTATCGAGACGCTTTCCAGGATCTGGAAAAACTAACCCAGCCCAAAACAACACAAAATAAACTGCCCCAAGAGTGGGCGCACATAAGCCTAAGTAATGAGTGAACAAGCCGTAATGGACTTCGCCGCAGAGTCGGAGCCACAATTAAATGAAGCAGACCTTGATGTAGGAGGAGTGGAAAACTCTTTCTCGCAAGCATTTGAAGAGGCGTTAGACCGCTTGGATAACCCCGTTGAAGAAGCCCAACCCGAACCAGAAGTTCCCGAATCCGAACCCCAAGTCCCGCAACCGGAATCTGAAGCCCCGGAAGCAGAGACGGAAGAAGAGTCCTCTGAGCCTTTAGCGGAGGGGGAAGAAGCTCAAGAGTCCGAAGAGTCCGAAAATGATTTTGACCCCACCAATGACTTGGAAACTCAGGACACTGCCGATTGGACTCCAAAAGCTGCTAGGCGTTTTAAGCAACTCAAAGAGGAAAGAAAGGTTCTTCGATCAGAGGTGGACGAACTTCGGCAGCGGACCACAGAATATGAGAGTAAGATTCAAGAACTGAGTGGCGCAGTTGATAATGAGGACATCGAAACGATGCGTGAACAGCTTGCTGAGTATGAACAGCAGAAGATGTTCACCGACTTGGAGAACACCACTAGCTATCAGGAAACAGTTACTGCGCCTCTTCTTGAGCTATTGAATAAAGCGGAACAGGTCGCGGACCATTACGACATTGATTCAGATGCGCTTATTGACGTTATCTCTATGGATGAGGGGGAGGACCAAGATGAGGCATTGTCTGAAATCTTAGAGGATGTTTCCGACAGAGACAAAGCTAAGATTTACAGGGTGTTGGAGGACATCAACCCTATCTTGGATCACAGGTCAAATATGATTAATAACCTGGAGGAAGCCTACTATGAAGCTCAAAACTTGGAGGAGCAGAGGCAGAACCAACAAGCGGCTGAGAAAGCGCAAGAACGCCAAGTAGTTACGAGAAACGTAGTGGGGAGAGTCAAAGAGAAGGTTCCGTTTCTGGCTGGATTTGAGGGGATTGACTTCGATGCAATCACTGAAAAAGCGGCTGGCACTGACCCTGCCGTTATCCACCCAGTGGATGCAGCCTACAACGCGGTAGCGGCCCAAATGCTGCCCTCCTTGGTAAAAGAATACAGTGCCTTGCAAGCAGAACTAGAAAACCTCACCGACAGGCTTGCGGAGTATGAAGAAGCAGAGCCTGGAACTAGCGGATCAGTGCCGGATTCCGGTAGAGTTGCTAATTCTGCTGGGTCAAATGTTTCTTTCGAGGATGCCATTAGCCAAAGACTATCAGGAGTTGGTTAATAAAACTTAACTCCTAATTAACAAAAAGCCCCCTTCCTGTAATGGGTTGGGGGCTTTTTTATTAGGTATTTTAATTTGAGGGAAGATAAGGTGGGCTTATTTGACAAAATCAAGACTATATGGGAAACTTTTATAAGTTAATTTAATTTAAGTAGGTTGTTCTAGCCTTTAATTAGTCCTATTACTTAAATTAATACTACGACTTTTACCAAACTAGGTGGTTGTTCTGGCCTTATAAGCAGTCCTAAGAAACCTTGATTGGACAACACAGGCATCTAAAAAATAGGTGTTTGGACTAACCCCAAATTATTTTTTCTTACCATGTCAACATTTGACCTCGGTTCCGCAGGAACCACTGCAATTAACACGATTCTGGCTGAAGAAGCCAACCGAATCAACCAAGACGTATACACTCGGACCCTCCACACTTCTGCATGGATGGATCTGATGAAGCAAACTGCCTTCCCAGACGGGATGGGCTATCAACTCAGCACCCTCGTCTATGACCGGGCTATCCCGACTACCGACTCTGCTGGTGATACTGCTGGTGTTAACTGGTCTGCACTCGGAACTCTGAATGCTGCCGCTAATGCGTTTGACACCTCTGACCTCGGACAGCCCCTCAAGGACGCTGCTGATGATGTCCAGGGTGGTCGCGGAACTGGTGCTACCGACAATCGTTCGTATGTTCAGTTCTCCAAGCAGCTTAAAAAATACAACATCGACCGCGCAGTGATCGAGTCTCCACGCATCTCGCTGGAAGACCTCCGATTCGCCGCTCACCGTCAGGAACAGCTTCGTGCTATCATGGACAACATGGCTGAGTCTTCCCGATACACTTGGGAGAATCGCTACCGTGATGAGTTCTCGAAAGTCTCTGACAGCTACATCGGTGCTGTTGCTTCTGGAACGGCTATTCAGTCCGGTTTTGAAGGCACTGAGCTTACTGGCACAGTCGATCTCGGCACTGCTGGTTCCTTCACCGTCCCAACGAGCAACATCTCTAACGCTCTCCTCGATAAGTCTTACTTCAACCTCGTCCGCAAGGGTGCAGGTAGCGAGGCTTATGGTCGTGAGAACGGACGCCCTGTGTTTGGCCTTGTGCTGAGTTCTGAGGCTTCCTACCAGCTTCAGACTGAAGCAGGTTTCCGCGACGATGTT